CCCCTACATTTGTTTTTACTGCATTACGAGCAGAATTTATCACATCTGTTACTGCACCAGATATTGGATTTTTAAGTGCAGCTGAGGCTGCATCGGTAAAACCTGTTGTTGTAGATTCGCCTGAGGCTGTTGATAATGCTTGTTTTTTAATGTAGATGAGCATGTAATGCCCTTTATCTGCATTTCCAATGTCTAAAGGATATCTTAGAGTTGTTGTGGCATATTCATTGTCCGCTATGAGAGGTTGTAATGGACCCCTAGAATCACTTTTTTTAAACTGAATGTCGCCAAAGCCAAATAAAGGCATGTTTAATCCTTTGAAGTAAGATAGATAGTATTTATGTCATATAAAGGATGGTTTAAACCAAAAAACCCAAACAAATATAAAGGCGATGCCAACAACATCGTCTATCGGTCGTCATGGGAATTGCGTGTGATGAAATATTTAGATGACCATCCAAGTGTTCTATGGTGGGTCTCCGAAGAGCTGCCAATTCCATATCGGTCACCAATAGACCAAAAAGTACATCGTTATTTTCCTGATTTCATTGTTCGTCTAAAACAGGCAGACAATAAAGAAATTACTGTGGTTCTAGAGGTAAAACCATACAAACAAACTCAAAAACCAACACAGAAACGCCAAACAAAAAGGTTCATCCAAGAAGCCATGACCTATGCCGTTAATCAAGAAAAATGGCGAGCAGCCGACCTATTCTGTAAAGAACATGGATGGCAGTTTAAAATAATTACTGAAAAAGAACTTGGTCTTTGAGATAAATACAATATGGCGTATTTATTAGACAGAATTAAAGAATCGTTGGCTAAAGAAGGTTACACTCCTAGGTCATCGGCCGCACGCCAATGGTTGAAAGCAAAGGTCGGTGAATTAAGACCTACTCCTGCGGCTTTAATGCGAGATAGAGAACGCCTAAAAGACAAATCATTTATAGGTAAGATGTATTTCTTTTTTTATGATCCAAAAACTAAGGATTCGTTGCCATATTACGATAGGTTCCCATTGGTTATACCAATTGAACGATACTCAGACGGTTTCTTAGGGTTGAACTTGCATTATATTCACCCAAAGCAACGAATTATCCTTTTAGATAAATTAAGTGATACAGCTACTAATAAACGATTTGACGAAAAAACAAAATTGCGTTTGAGTTATCAATACTTGGCCTCGGCCTCCACAGCGTTACAAGCCATGCCATGCATCAAGAGGTATTTGTTTAGTCATCTCACCTCACGATTTTTAGAGATACCTGCTGATGAGTGGGACATAGCGGCTCTTTTGCCGGTTGAACAATTTGAAAAAGCAAGCAAAAGCAAAGTTTATGCAGAATCACAAGAGAGATTTTAAATGTCATTTTCACCAAATTTATTTTTAGCAAACATCCGAGGAAAAGACGGACTGGCAAAGCCATCCCGTTTTGAAGTAGTATTGCCTATTCCTCCATACATTGGCCAGTTTGTGGGTAACTCAATCATTGAAAAGATATTGAACTTTCCAAACTCTGTCTTTACAGATGTTTCGGATGCGATTGGAAACGCTTTTGGACGACAAGGAGAAAGAGATGAACAAGCACGCACATCTAACCCTTCAATCTCTCGTTATCTCGCTCTCCAATGTGAATCGGCAGAATTGCCTGGAAAAACTCTGGCAACTGCCGATGTAAAAATATATGGACCAACTTTTAAAGTGCCGTATCAAACACAATACGGCGATACAAGCTTTACCTTTTTATGTACCAATGATTTTTTTGAGCGTAAGCTTTTTGACCGATGGACTGAAGCAATTATGCCGTCAGATACAAACAATTTGAGATTTCCAAAAGGTCAAAGCACAAGGTACATGACAAATATAAAAATTATACAGTATGATGAGTTTATTAAACAAATTTATGCTGTTGAATTAATTGATGCTTTTCCTATTGGAATTAGTCCTCAAAGCTTAAGTTGGTCTGATGAAAATTTTCACAGATTACAAATACAGTTTGCATATCAAAAGTACCGTGTCATTTATGATGGAACTTATGATTTAGCTGCAGCTGCAACCGCAGTTCTTGGTTCTGCTGCCTCACGGTTATTGCCTTTTGGAAAAGCAACAACCAAGTTACCATTTGGATTTTGAATTTAATTAACAAAGCGAGGTTATTATGTTACCCAAAATTGATGTACCAATTTATGAATTAAATCTCATATCAACTGGAAAGAAGATTCGATTTAGGCCTTTTTTAGTAAAAGAACAAAAACTTTTATTCATGGCTAATCAATCAGATGATCCAAAAGATGCATTGAATGTCGTTAAACAAATTTGTAAAAATTGTATAGTTGACGATATTGATGTTGAAGCTTTACCTGTTTTTGACTTAGAGTTTATTTTTTTGAATTTGCGAGCTAGGTCTGTAAGTGAGGTAATAAACCTCCAATACAAGTGTAATAATAAAGTAAAAAATGAAGCAGATGAAGAAACAGTTTGCGGTAATTTAGAAAAATTTGATGTTAACCTTTTAGAAATATTACCAACTAAAGATCCAAAGCACGATAAGAAAATTATGTTGAGTGATAAACTCGGCCTTATGATGAAGTATCCAACCTTTGAAATGATAGCAAATTTAAAAGGCCAAAATGAAAATGAAACATTGATGGAACTTTTAACAATTTGCATTGACAACATTTTTGACCAAGACAATATTTACTATACAAAAGATGTAACAAAAGAAGAACTTGAAGAATTTATTGATAATTTGCAACAAAAAGATTTGGAAAAAATACAAGAGTTTTTTGAAACTGCTCCAAAAATTAAAAAAGACATAAGTTTTAATTGTAGAAAATGTGGTTACAAAGAAAGTATTGAGATAGAGGGCTTACAAAATTTTTTCATATAGCCCTTTCTCACGATAGTTTAAATAATTACTATCAAACTAATTTTGCAATGATGCAGCACCATAAGTACAGTTTAACCGAATTGGAAAATATGTTGCCGTGGGAAAGGGAGATTTATCTGACAATGCTAATAAAGTATTTGGAAGAAGAAAATGAAAAAATTAAAATGCAACAAAGGACAAAATAATAGATGTCACGCTTAGCAGAAATATACAGACAAGAAAAAAAATCTGGTGGCAATTTAGGTGGTGCCATAACTAAACGATTGGGTGAAAAAATAGACCCAAGGCAGATGCTTGATTCTAGTGGAATTATAGCTACAATGTTTCCTGGTTTAAAGCCATATTCAGCCACTAAACAAAAAACTCCATCAGTAACTTCTTCAATGCCTTCTATTTCATTTGGCGCTGGAGAGTTATCACTAATGGCTGAAGCAACAAAAATAACTGCTAAAAATTCTATTGTATTGCCTTCAATGGCAAGGGACTTCCATCTTGTAAAACAAAATATTATTAAGTTAGTCAGAATTTCTGGCGGTAAGCCACAAACAGCCGCTGGAGATTTTTTCTCCAGGCAAATGGCCAGAGAAACCGCCTTTGAAAGTAAGATGAAAGCTGTAGGTAAAGTTGGAGGTTCGGTTGGTGCTTCAAATTTAACCAGTATTTTAGGTACAAAAAGAGATGGTCAATCTCCAAGTTCAGCTTTGTTTGTTAAAGATTCTGGAGGTTTTGATATTGGTGATATGTTACCATCTTTATTAAAAGGTGCGGCTTTACCAACTTTACTCACAGGTATGCTTAGTGCTTTGGGTCCGATACTTTTAGCTGGCGGAGGTCTTGCACTTTTAGGTGCTTTGTTCGTTAAACTTTATAAATCTAAAGGCGCTTTTGTAGATGAAGAAGAAAGTAAACGAATTGATGATATCGCTAAAACTGGTGGTTTAGCTGGTCAAAAAGACGAACAAGACCGCAGGAAAAAGTTATCAGAATACGAAAGAACAAAATTAGATATTGCTGATTATGAAAAAAATATGAATGAAGGCCAAAAATTAGGTGAAATGCAATTAGAGGGTTTTGCTAAGAGGGGAACAGATTCAGCCAAAGCGGTTGATGAGTATAAAAAATCAAACAATATTGGACAAACTCCAGCGCCAACTCCTGCACCAACCGCTCCAGCAGCAACCGCAACAGCGGCAACACCAATGCCGGAAAATACGGTTACAAGTGGTTCTGGATCACCAATTATGACTGGCTCTGGACTTCCTCTAACATCAGGTGAATCTTCTCCTTCAAAAGTATCTGGATCTATTCCTTCAGGCTCAGGAATACCAATTGATTATCAAAGTTATGCACAAAAAATTGGAGAAAAAGAAAGTCGTGGTAAATACGATGCGGTTAATACTTTAGGTTATCTTGGAAAATATCAGTTTGGTGCTTTAGCTTTACAAGATATGAAACTTGTCAAAAAAGGAACATCATTAAAAGGTTTAGATGACCCAGCTAATTGGAATATTGAGGGAGGCAAAAAGGCCTTTTTAAATAATCCTCAATTACAAGAGGATACAATGGTAAAATATACCAAACAAAATTTTGCTACATTGAATCGTATTGGAGTTATTAATAATAAAAGCTCTCAACAAGAAATTGCAGGTTACTTAGCAGCTTCTCATTTGTTGGGACCTGGAGGAGCACAAGAATTGGCACAAGGTAAAGTTGGTTCAGATGCGTATGGAACATCTTCAGCTACTTACTTTAAAGTGGGTTCAGCTACACAAGGTATTGGTAGTGGAGGAACATCAGCTGTAGCCTCTGCACCTGCAGCAGCGCCAACATCTGGCGCAACAATAGCTTCTGCTTCAATGGCTGCAGCTGATGCTCGTCAGGCCACTGGTGGCGGAGGAAGTGTTGCTATAGATAATTCACAAAGAACAACTGTGGCATCTGCACCCTCAGCAGGAAGACCGGCCTCTGCATACGATAAAGATATTGTTGATGCTCTTGTTGGATCCAGTTTTGCATAAAAAACCCCGCCGAAGCGGGGTTTAGCACTTGCATGGGATTGTTTACTTCGTTTCAGCGAGCGACTTAAAGTAATCTAAGTCCTCATCTTCAACACTAGAGGTATCAAAAGGAACATCTTCTTCCTTCAGAGTATCTAAACTATCAATTGCTTTAGTTTTAGGTGCTACAGTACCTTCAAAACCAAGAACTTTATCCAGACGAGATTTCAATTGCTCATAAGGTTTAAATTGCTTCTTCTCAGAAAACTCTTTTAAACCAAACTCTGATTTCCAAAGTTGCTCAAGTTTCTCATCATCACCTTCAAAGATTGCTGACTTACTTGCAAACTCTGATTTATCATAATTACGATAGCCTTCAACATTACGAATCTTTAATTTGAAGTTAGCACCTTCCCACATATCAAATGGGTTAACTGGTGTTTCATCAGCAAAATCAGGATTCATCGCCTCTGTAATCTTATCAAAAATCTTCTTACCAAATTTGTATAATCTTACTTGGCCTTCGTTGGCAGGATTACTTGGGTCAGAAATAACCAAAATATTAGCAACATAAGATAGTTTACGCTTTTGCTTTCTTGCGATATCTTTATTTGCTTCAATGCCAGAATTCCATAATGTATTGTTATGCTCACAAACTGGACACTTCTCATTAATTGTTGTTAAGCAATTATCAATGAACCAACCACCAGGTCCTTGGAAGCCATGTGAGAAAACACGAACCCATGGAAGAGCATCGTCACCATCAGCAGCTGGTGCTGGTAGAAAACGAATAACTGCCATACCATTGCCTGCTTTATCTACTTCTGGTTGCCAAAAACGAGTATCATCTTTAGAACCAGCTTCAGCAGGTTGTGATGTTGCTTCAATTGCTTTTGTGAGTTTAGCGAGGTCAGAACGGCCACGCTTTAGGTTTGCAAAACTACTCATAGTATTTCCTTTCGTATAAACGGAGTATTAATATTAGCGATGTATAAACGACTTATTCACATAAACATAGTATATCATTTATTTAGTAGCGTGTCAAGCGTTTTCAATGTTTCTTTTACATCTTTGTGAAGTATGCCTACACCACCTGCTTTGTTCCATGCCGTAATTACATCAGGTGTATCATCAATAATTACCGAACTAGGATTCGCCCAATCTTTTTTATGCTTACGACCAGGCACAATATTGGCTTTATAATTAATTCCATGTTTTTTTAACCAATTGTTTTTTTGAACAGTTACTTCACCATGAAACTTCTCACCACCAGATGAAGATAGTATTTCAACATGAATACCTGGATGCTTGCGAATGTATGCCAACAATTCTTGGCCACCAGAAAACCAATCTAACTCCTCAAAAGCTTTTTGGTTTAATATGAAATCTTCCCAATCTTTTGACCAAGTTTTTCGGTCTCTTTTGGCCAACGACAAAAATCCATATAATTCGATAAACTTCTTTTCAAAATCAGCAATCACACCATCCATGTCTAAGTATATCGTTTTAATCATTATATAATCTTTTTAAGTATCAATTTATATTTTACTACATCTTTGGGTAAAAAGTGGGCATATTTCGTTAACTTCTTTTGGTATTCTGGCCAACGAATTGTGTCGGTGATTTTTTTGTTCCACATAGGTAAGAAACCTAGTATTTGTGTTAGCATGCAAAGAGTTTCAACATGAATCTCCTTACGCAAAGCTTTCTTTAACAGTATTGGATACTCACCATCAACCACCCGTATTACATCATTCGGTTCTTTACAATCTTCAAAAATAACTTTACAATCATTCTCAAAAATATACGACAGCGATTGAATAATCTTTTGATGCTTGCGAAAATTCACTTCGGCATCTTCTGTCAATAAGTCACCAATCCAAACATTTTCATTTTCTACAAAGTTAGCAACCAGAAAAGAAACCAAATCGTCTTTCTGTGTTACCTTACGAGCTAACTTGTAAAAATGATATTTGTCCTTGCGATTCTCAAAGACCATTTTTGATGTGTTTGTCTTGCCGTTATACTTAAAGAAATCATATGATTGTTGGTTGAAATGTAATTTGAGCGATTGATACATACTAAACGCTTCATAACCATCAATCATATTGGTAATCGTGATCCTTTTTCTTTGAGTAAATTCAAATCCATTGCGTTAGCCGTTAACTTAGATTTTAAATTAGCATTCACCAAAGTGGCCGCTACTTCAATTTCTAATCCAGTTTGCTTACAGTATTCAACAATGGCTTCAATGTAATTGTAATCTGTATTTGCCACTAGCCCATCAATTGCTCGAGCAAATTTTACCATCTCGTCTTTTGTAGGCATTATTTGTCTGAGCTCTCAACTTGTCTAGGAAATGGCCAATTATTTTTTTGTAACTCCGAAAAATCAAACTGTGGTGTTTTAAATTCTTCGGTCTGCCATTCAGGCGGTTCTTCACCATAGTCAAAACTATCACTATGATTATCGAATAAACTTAATTGTCCATCAAAACTAAATCCACAACCTTTTAAGAACATCTCAAATTCATTAATAATATCATCTAAGGATTCACCATTGAATTCAACCGTTTTCTTTGAAACAACGCTTTCGCTAAATGGCATTGGTTCATCTTCACATATAAAAGTAAATCTTGACATAATATAAATTCCTTAATTATTTTTTAACTGCTTGTTGTGCTACATTGTGTGATTGCGCTGAAGCAGCAAACGCAACACAAATTAAATCCGTGCTCTGAACATACGAACAACGAACCGAAATAGGATCAATTCCTTTTTTAATGGCTTCATCCATGTTTGCAGCCATAAGTGACCTATCGTGAATATTAAACCAAGCAATTGAAATAATTGTGGCTAATACTATTGTTGAAACGCAAATGACGATTGTTTTTAAATCGTTTATTTTATCTATAATCATATTGATTTTAAATCCTTCCTGTTATAAAAAATGTGCCGACCAATAACGGTCAATCTTTCCATATTTCGCCATTGAGGATTAACATAATCGGCATGGTAAAATAAGGCACCCTTAGATGGATCTTCCATCTTTTCGTGATTTACATATACATAAACTGCAAGTTCACGAATACTATTATATAACGAATTGTTTGTGTTTGTCAAGACCTTATTGGCAGATATTGCCTTTGGCCGTTCTTCACACCACCAAGAAAACTGGCAAATGTTCTGAATTTTTTGTTTGACTACTCCACAAATGTCATTTTCAAATCTACCGCTTTTAACACGATTGATGGTGACAAATGCCACGGCAATTTTACCAACTTCTGGTTCATGCCCAGCTTCAAAGTAAATGTTTTCTGCTAGACACTCAATCTGTTTTTTGGCATCTGAGCTCATAATATTGTAATTTGCTTTGTAAGGCATAGCCCGCAAATTGCTTACCGAAGTTATTGCTGTCAATGTTACACTTGCAACCAGTATCATTGTAAATAAAACAATAGTTTTTTTCAAAATTTCTCCTTTGTGTGTGTTAAACGGCCGAGAAAACCGGCCGTCTAAACCCTCATCAAACAGATTTTTTTGTTGGTTTTGTATCTGTGGTTATGTTAGAAACGAAATCGTTTAAGGTCTTTGCCTTGTTAATGACTTCTTGTTCGGAGGGGAATGGCGGGTAACCTGGATGTTTCGGTGGTTCCTGCCCATTGATTTTGGCCGTTTCACAATCTGTCGACCATTGATTTGATATTACTTCACGCTTACCGAAATAATCATCGGAAAGCATATCTCTTGCCATTTTTAAAAGCTCGAGCCGTATTTCAAAAGGTGTCATATTTGACATAATAATTCTCCTGTGTGTTAATGTGTGTTATCGACTTTGTGTGTGATGCCGACAAGCTATTTAGTTAATTTAAAATTTAATCCCAAAGATTTTGATAATATCTACCAAATAATCTAAAGCCGTTTGCCTTTCTCTTTTGATGAGCGTCTAAACCTTCATGGTCTACTTTGATTTTTGAGATTCTTTCATTCCAATCTTTGTTATCTTTATCAAATTTAGAATGGTCAAAGAATTGGTTTTCATCATCATCTGTTACTTTTTGTTCAAAAGCCCAAATCATTTCAGCGAGAATCCAATCCCAACGCATGAAGTGTAAACTATCTGTATCCCATTCGTTCTCTTTTGGTTGTGCCATATGACTACGCAGATATTCTGGTACATCTTCATCTTCTGTATAAGGTGCACCATGTTTGGTTTCACTTAGTTGTTTCAACATTGGCAAAATAATATAAGCCAAGGTATGATCCATTGACCAAGTATCCCAGCGGTCAATCTTTACATATTTAATTGGTGGGTGAATGAAATCTAATATTACACGGACAGCGGTACTGATAGGTGTAATTCGGTCAGCCCATCTATCAACCCATGCAGGATGATCCACATAATCTTTATCATCAATTATGCCTTTATTACGACCACATTTACTCCAATCAGTCCAGAAAAAAATGTTCTCTATGATTGTGTATGGAGAAATCCAATGGTCACGATAATTACTAATCCAAACTTTCATAACTTTTCACTTTATCAATATTACGAATATCAGAGATTCTTTTTCTTTGTAACGAATTACCTAACCAACGAAATTTGGTACACAAGGTACACTTACAAGCTCGTTTTGATTTTTTTCTTTTGTAATTTGCCATAAATTTTGTGGGTGATTTATTTTATGGCATCACCCGAGGCCATAAAGAATTACTTCTTCTTTTCGTCTTTCTTCACTTCAGCTTTTGGTGCATCTTTCTTTGGCTCATCTTTTTTGGCAGGTGCCTGAGCAAAAGCGGTTACAGCAAAAGTAGCAGCTACGAGTGCGATTAATGTTTTCATAATAATTTCCTTTTATAAAAGTGCCAGTATTCTGTTACGAGGAACTGGCGAAACCCTAAGCAGTTTTTAGGCTGCTAATGCGAACTTATTATCGTTTGCGGTTATTTTAATTTGATTATTACGCCTTGTCATGGCGACTCTCCATTGTTCTAATTATTGTCATGTCGAAACTATTCACCCCCATCAGAAGTATATTACCACAACTATAATGTGTGTTTGCTACCGATAACTCGGTTCGTTAATATACTTTTGGTGGAGGTGGGCGGATTTGCACCGCCGTCCACAACAACTTTTAAACAACTTCTACGAATACAAAAAAATCATAATTGCGATTGCTGCTACAACTAATATACTAAAATAAGAGTTGGCACGGCTTACACGCATTTTATCTACACAATTTTTATCTGGCATTATAGGTAGCTCCCTAAAACCCAAATAATAAAGAGTAAAGATAAACCACCAGCTAAAATCTTTAATGCACCAAACTGCCGTTCATTTTGCTCTGGTGTGCAAAGTTTCTTCCAATAATTGTTCATATGTTCCATCCTATCACTTATTGTGATACTTGTCAAGGTATTTATGCAACTCTGCCTGATAATGTTTTTTGTCCTCTATAAAAATCTGAGGTATTAAATCATCATTGGCAATGGCAATTACAATTTGATTGATTGGCTTGCCTGTTCGTTCTTCAAACATTACCGCATATGCCGTTGCTTGCATAAAATAGTTTTGAACATGTCGTTTTTCTTTTAGCTTTGATGAGGTCTTCCAGTCAATAATGGATAATTCACCATCCCATTCACCAATACAATCACAACGACCTGCCACTTTTAATTGGTCAGAATATAATGATTGTTCAATGCCATATATATTATTCACATGTTTATCTAGATGTGGCCGAATGGTAATAAACAATTCTTTAGCATCAGGCATCATAGATTGCATTTTCATATCACTCAT